GGAAAATACGAGTTTGTAAGTCTGGGAAATTTACCCATCCTTTCTCGTTTACATTCCATCCCCATCTTTGGATATGTTCTTGTGTTAGTCCCTCTATGGTATTGATTCTAGGTAATAAAAATACATCTATTGTAGGATTGTTTTGAAGTATGATATGTAGATTTTGAATAAAATTTTCTGTTAAATATTCATCAGCATCAATTTGGAAAATCCATTCTCCAGTGCAATTTTGTTTTAAATTATTCTTAAAGTGAGCAAAATTCCCCTTTAATGGGAATTCTACTACTTTTATTCCATTTTCATGGAATTTATCTAAAACCTTATACACTTCAGGGGTGGTATTACCCTGATCACATTGTATTACTATCTCATCTTCATGTCGTTTATTTTCAACTAGGATTGATAATAATTTGTTTAATTCTTCATGTTCATTGCAAACAGGAATGGCATAAGATATTCTCATATTATTGTTCGTTGAAAAAACCTATATAATCCAAAGCTTCAATAAAATCGTGTTGTGGAAAGTTTTTTAATGTTTTGATGTCGGTTTTATGAGTATAGAATTCTTCAGTTCCAGGTATTTTAAATTTACCTTTTTCCTCATCACTTACTTCAACGGATTGAGCTCCTGACCAATTCCAATTACTAACATTGTTACCATTAGCGAATACAGTTCCCTTTTCTTGAATATTAATTGTGATTGGATACCAAACACGTTTTTGATCGTCTGAGGATTTTAGGTCTTTATACAACTCAGGTAAGGTTTCTTCGTAAGATTCGAAATCAAATTCCCCTTCAACCATTAGATCATTGGTTTGGTACCCACAACCAAAACAATAGTAATTGTTTTTAAGTTCATTTACTGGGGTAATATAACATGCATCACTCCCACATCTTGGGCAAATACTTAATTTATCTTTCATTTTATTCTACTTTTTTTAATTTTGGTAATTCTACTTTCTTCAGTTGAGGAAGTTGAATTTGAACCTGTTTTGGAATTACTGGTATTTTGTCTTCTAGTATTGTTTTTAATTTTTCTTGCATTTTATCAAATGAGAAATTAGTTTTACAATAAAATGCTAATCTTTTACCCTTATCTATAAAGTTTTTATAATTCTCAAAATAATCTTTTAATAACCCACTTGCAAAACCATAATCTACAGTAAACCATTGAGAACTATCAATTAATATATCTTTAACTTGAGCTGATGGGTGGATTGGTGTTAAAGTGCCTGGTACTAGGGATGTGAATTCGTGATTTAGAAAATCAACTTGACCACTCCAATTTGAAGCAATGATTGGTTTTTTGGTTTGAGTAAACTCTAATAATGGTCTACCAAATCCTTCACCTTTAGTTAAACTAATCATAGCTTTAACTTTTGAATGGTTATATAACTCATTTACTTCACTATCAGATATTTCACCATGAAATAAGTAGATATTAGGTAAGTTTTTAGAATTAATAGTACTTTTAATCATATCAATCTTTTTTAAGATTTGGTTACGATCTACTATACTAGCAGGGCCTGACATGGTTTTTAAAATTAATGCTGGTTTATTCTTTTTATTTTTAAATGAATCCAGGAATATTTTTATTAAACCACTAACATCTTTTCTATCTTGACCTAAATCACCTTGAAGCCAATGACCTACAAATAAGAATGCAAAATCCTCTTCAACTGTATCTAAGGCTTGTTTAATTTCAGATGTTGAAGGTAAAGATGTTTGAAAGTATTTAACAACATCAACTCCCTCAAATAATACTTCAATTGGGGATTTTAATTCTACATTCTCAACAACTTGACCAGTTTTATCATCTTTTTTTTGGAATTTAGAATCTTGGAATACTTTTTTAGAATGTTCTGAGGATACTAGATTTAAATCCATTCTATTCATCCCTTCAATCCATTGTGGTGCACAGATTGTAGTTTCAATACCAGCAGTAATACCAATATTGTATTTTCCTATGGGTTGGAATTCATTGGGTACTGTGATTTGGGCCCAAATATCAGGTTGTTGAGTTAATTTTCCTGTTAATATATGAGGAGTTAAGAATCCCCATTCTTCTTTATGATCCTCAATAAAATCCCATGGAGTACCACCCCATCTTTGTGGAATTATTTTAACGTCGTATTTATCAAGGTTTATTAGGGCTTTAACTAAATCTCTTGAACGAGAACCATATCCACTATAAGTGTCAATTGGACAACTTATTACAAATGTATTTTTCATATAATTTTATTAATACGTTAATGTATGAACTATTTCTAATGGATCCAAATCTTTTACCTTAATGAATTCAAAATTCTTTCTAGGTTTAAATGATAATAAAGTTGTATCAATATCTCTGATAACATTATTACACATCATTCTAGCTGACATACCTGATTCATCAGATGTTACCCATTCTCTACCTTTTAACCCTTTAGTATTTCTATCTTTAGGTGTTAATTCATAGACTTGTTGGATGGCTTTAGCTAAATCTCTAAAATCCAATCTATCATCCCAAATGTAAGGTGTAGTAGGTGAACCAACTAATGACATATTTGAAGGGAATACTGGTACTGCCCATTCTCCATGTTTTTTATAAGTTCCAAAGTGGTTTGATGGGAAGTCTTTAGTAAATTCAATCCATTTACCATCTTCGTCTTCAAAACGCATCTGGTCTTGCATACCACCAGTTACATTAGCAATAATCATAGTTCCTGCCATCATAGCTTCAGTTAACGCTAATCCCCACCCTTCATTTGAAGAAGGTAAAACTGTTACATCTGCAACATTATATAAGTTGTTTAATTCAGCTGTATCAATTCTTTGATCTGAAAAGAACACATTTGATGTTTTACCAAATAATAATTCTCTTACTGCATATAAATCTGTACCATTTTCATCCACTGGTTGAGTGTGAAGTACTAGAGCAATTTTATCAGCTTTTTCTTTAGGTAGCCCATCTACAAATAATTTATAAGCAGCCATTAAATCACTAACTGATTTACGTCTAATGTTTCTAGAATTGAAGAGTACTGTAAAATCAAATTCTTTGCCCCCAAATAATTTTTTCTTAGTGGCTTCTAGTAACGATTTATCTTCTATTGGGTAGAATTGTTTTTCATTAATACCATGAGGTACATAAGTAATAATCTTATCTTTAGCTAAGTCTCCTAATACTAACTCATTAATATTTTTAGTTTGTTTTGAAATAGCTAATAAAGTATCACATGACTCATAAAAATGTTTATTATATAATGGTGCTGGTAGATCATCCCAAATGTTTAAATAGATCATTGGTATTTTCTTTCTTACTTCATTTTCCATTGCAAATAACCAATCCCAATATCTTGGGTCAGTAAAGAAGAATACTGCGTCGGGTTTTTCGGTTTTGATTAATGATCTAATAATTTCAGCACTACCATAACCATTGTTTGGGTATAATATAACTTTTGAATCAGTATTACCAGTTTCTTGATTAGTGGCTTGAGACAAATCAAGTCTTTGACCGGCTTCTGGGTGATTGATAGCGGCCCCTAATGAAACCCAATTGTAGTGATGGGCACTTCCTAAGACTATTTCCCTAGCCATTGTTGCGATGCCCGAGTGCATTCTAAGATCATCACAAAGGAAAAGTATAGTTTTTCTCTGTTCTGGTGGTAAATAACCTTCTTTTGACATAAATTTTATTTTATAACGATTGTTTTTATTTTATTTGTTTAGATCTAGATCCATATGATTATGAATGTTTTTTCTAAATTCTTCATTTGTAAGGTATAAATGCATACCTCGTTCTGCTAATTTTTGAAGTGAAAATTTGGTTTTTACACATTCGATTTTAAATGCTTCGAAGATATCTTTATCTACTTTTACACTTGTTAGTTGTTGGTTTTGTGACATAATTTGTTTTATTTATTTATATTGTTATATATAAATATCTAAGTAGGTTGGAAGAATGCGAACGTTGTTTTAGGTTTTTCATTCTGGTCACATAAATCAGAGTTATCTTTATAAGGACAAAAATGACAGTTGTGTTTACTAGGACGTTTTTCAAAATCAGTAGGTTTGTATCCTCCATCACTATTAAATGCTTCTAATAAGAAACTATCTAATAATTGCCCGGCTTTATTCAATTTAACTTTACCTGATGCCGGGATAAATTCTTGGATACGTTTTTGAGGATAATCACCTTCTTCAAATATTTTTCTACGAGTAATAAAAAATTCAACATCAATATTATCAACTGGGAAGTTGTATTGTTCAGCAAATAATTTTTTGTATAGAATTAATTGGGTTTGCTTTACCTCGTCTTTTTTATCCTTATCACCCCAACCTCTTGTAGAGGTTTTGATATCAATAATTTTAATTGTATTTGTATCCTCATGATACAAAACTAAATCCAGGTATCCAATAAATCTTACATTTGGGATTGATTTGTTTGGTTGTAAATTTAAAGGTACCTCTACACCAACTAAATGCCATCCTCTTTTAGAGAAGTACTTAGATTTTTTAGCCTTAATGTATTTAATAATATTAACCCCATCATCATAGAACTCAGCTAATTCGGCAGCATCACTAAAATGAACATTTTTATTCTTTTTGTAGGTGTTTTGGTATTCAACTCTCAGCGATTCTTTAAGTATAGTATTCAAGTCTAATCTGTCAGCCGCTGCTACACTTACATCGTAAAATGCCGTTAGATATTGCTGAAGGGTTGTATGTAAGGCGGTACCAAACACCGCATGTATGCTAGGTAAGTATACTTTATGTCCGTCTCTATAGTTTAATCCCCATCTGTGAGGACAGCTAGAGAATATACTCAATTGTGAGTAAGATATAGACTTTTGGAACCCATATTGTACTTCGGGAATCACTACGGATTTTATGTCTTTGAGTATTTTAGGGGTTACTTTATTTTTCATTACCTATTTTTTCCATTTACCTTTACTAACTATCTGAGCTATTACACCGTAGTTAGTTAAATCAATCCATGAATCCATGGTTGGTTCGTTATCTAGTGGGTTTTTGTTACCTAATAACACTAGATTTTTTAATCTATTCATCTTATCATTCATTCTAATCCAGATTGAAGTAAGTGAAAATTTAACTTCATCTTTAGTTTCTAAATTAGAACCCATTGAGATGTTCCCCATCCCATATGATAACATTTTTTGAGCAAATAATTCATATTGTGCTACCATTATTTCTTGAAACTCATTAGCAATAATAGGATATTCTTTTTCTAATTTGTTAACTATTTCAGATTTATAAGGATAAGGTTTATCATCTAAACTACTTATTTTGAAAATGGGTTTTACGTCTGCGTTTTTGGTCATTTCTTCGAATTTTGAGATTGTATCACTCATTTTAATAACTTTTTAATTTCTTTATCAGTTGTTCCTGTTTGTAATAATATCTCTATAACATCTTGTTTAGTAATAATACTACAGTAATCTGTAATTTCTCTAGTGCTAATTTTAAAATAAGAAGCTAGTAGGCCTAGTACTTCATTATTGTAAATAGCTTTAGTGGGTTTAATATACTTTGAAAACGATTTTTGTTTGGGTAAAACTTGGCAATAAAATTGGTATAACTTTTCCTTTGGTATAGGGAATTCTTGTATTTCAGCAACTATTTCAATATGTTTGGGGTCCATTGATATAATCTTATTAACCATAAAGTTACTGAAAATATCATGCTCCTCGTTCGAAAACGAGGACCATGGTGATTTGTCATATTGCATTTGCTTTACCCAATCAAAAACTGATTTAATTTGAGGCATCTTCGATTATGAATTTTAATTCTTCAGGTAATCCTTCTTTTAAAATTTCTCCTGTCTCAGGATCATAAAATACTTGGATTGGTAAAACATTATCTTCAGGTGTACCTGTTACGAATTTAGATACTTTTCTCAAAATGTATCCTTGGTGCCAAATTTTACCACCAGCAGCAGTTAAAATTGGAGTTGTTTTTTTAATGTCTAAACTTAATTGTGGGTTAATGTCCATTTTTTATTTATTTGGTTGTTATTAA